TTTCACTTAACTCTTGCATCTTCCTTGATACCATTTCTTTCACTCCATGCTTTTTCAAAATGTTCATTACAATAAACCAAACGCTCATGGTTACCCCACAAGCGTTTCAAATAAGAGTCATGAATTGCCATGACTTCTTCGTCACTGTAGTTTGGATTAATAAGGTGACCCTTCACTGCATAATGCAGTTCATTGGCAAATTTATATTGCTCTTTTGTCATACTGTATTTACATTTTTGTTACAGTATGTGCGCTAACATTATTAGTGCATGTGAAGTGGAATAATAAAATACAATAATCCGCCGCCGCTGTCTAATTCTTTTTCTAGTTCAGCCTTGCGCATATAATCTTCATTATGGCCTTTTCTTTGCACACTCCACATATCGTCAACGGTGGTTTGTTTAAACAAACCAGGTTTTGCTTTTTTAATTACACATCTTTCATAAACCAGTTCGTCGTCTCCAAAGTGGTCTGGTTCCACACCATACTCTTGTGCGATCCATGCTTGAATTTGTTGAATTGTTTTTAAATCTAATGTAATCATGTTACTACCTCTATAGTGTATTTATTACATGTCGTTTTTCTTTTCTTGAATTTCTTTACGCCGTTCAACAATCAATGCCTTTAAATCGGTTAAGGCCTGCCTTGCACGAACGGCACTGGCTTTTACACCAGATTCAAACTTGTCATTTTCTTTTAAATAAAGGTTGTATGCAAGTTTAATTTGTTCGTGCAGGCTGTTATCATCCATTTGCTAAAATATGCTCGTAAATTTCTTTCCAGTTTAGACACTTTTTCATACCAACAGGAATACTGTAGTGCATGTTATAACCATGCTCAATTAAGATAGGATTAAGTCCCACTTCTAAACCAGCAATAGCATTTTCCATCTTGTCTTCGATCCAAAACAGTCCTGAGTCACTGTATGGATCTAGTGCTTCGTCTTTATCAGCACCAGTATCTAAGCAAAGCAAATCATCAAACACTGTCTTGCCAAACAACTTTTCCAAGTTCATCTTACGCAATTTGTAAGCACTTGGATCCAAACTTAGGCTAGTGATAGCACGGAATACATATCCGTGTTCTTCGTGTAGTCGCTTGACATAATACATACTGTCTCGCAATGCTGGCAAGAATCCAATTGCTGCACTTTCGTTAAAAATCTTTACCTGAGCTTTACCCTCTGCTAATGTAATACCGAAGCGTTCGTATACATTGTAATATTGGTTACCGTTCTCTACTTGTGTGTAACCGTGTTGCTCCATCCATGTAGTAAATGCCCACTCCCAGTTGAGTAATACACCGTCTACATCAGTCAAAATAATCTTGTTCATAGTTTGCCTTTCTAATTGCCTATGCTGTAATATAACTTAAATTTTAAAGTTTGTCAAGTGCCGTTTGCAAAAACGTCTGTGCTACCTGTGGTTATTTCGTGTGTTTGGCTGGTGCCGTCACCATCATAATGGTCGCCAATACGTCCTATTTCTTTATTGTTTGCAAAGACATTAGGAGAATAGGTATCCAACGGAGGTGCGTGATTTATTGCACTTGCTGTGCAAGGATCACCGTGTGGATGACTTTTCATTACATCATCTCTTCTTACCACACCTATGTTATTTGCAAAGACATCACCACTGCCAGCATTGCTTGATTGTGTTGTATCAACATCCCAATTCCAGGCAATTGGCGTGTTATCAGGAGCAGGGGACCGACGACAGACTGTGCCTTGTTCACCATCTGTGCACTCTACTGTGCTACTGCCATCTTTCCACGCTACTCCTGGCACTATATTGTCACTCCTGTTGTGGCTTGCACATACTGACTAGCCATGCTAGATTCTGTCTTGTTTATCATTAGAATACTATGCTTATTTAATACTAGCTGTGCGTCCGGTGCAACTGTAAATGCCCAAGGGCCAAGTCCAGCACCTTGTTGTGTTGCCATCACTGCAAGTGGTTTAGAAATTTTAATTGTATCAGCATTGTCTTCTACAAGACGAGCAACAAGTTCTTCTCCTGCAGACGTCTTGATACTGATTGTGTCATTGTTTTTATAGGGTGCTTCAATTAGCATTATAATGTGTGTCCTGTTCCTGTGTAATTCGTTTCTTCAATGTATTTTGTAAACTGTTCAAAGCCGCCAACTTTAACACCGCCAACAACAATTTGTGGAAATGTTCTTGCTTCAGGGAACTCTGTGAGCACAGCTTCTCTGTCAAAATCCTTACCCATTTCTAAATATTCAAATTGGTAACCTCTTGTTTCACACAGCATTTTTGCTTTTGTGCATGATGGACAAGCTGGCTTTCCCCAGATATAAATCATAGTGCAAATCCTTTCAGTTTATCTTTATCAAGGTCTTGTTTGATACCGCCAATGATATAGCTTTCTACTTCGGTTTCTTGCGGAGCAACTTGTAGTCCTGAGCTGCTCAACCAATGTTGCGTCCAAGGCAACGGATTGGTGTTCACCGGTGCATCAAAGATAGCGTTGAGACCAAGTGCCTTTAGACGTCTGTTGGCAATATATTCTACATACTGTGCAAGGAGTGTTGTGTTAAGTCCAATCATTGAACCATCTTTGAAAAGATACTCTGCCCAGTCTTTTTCTTCTGCAACACATTCACGCCATAGATCATAAACTTCTTCTTCACACTCTTTTGCAATCTCTGCCATTTCTGGATCATCTTTGCCTTGTGCCCAAAGTTTAAGAACGTGTGTGCTTAGTGCTAGGTGTTGTGCTTCATCTCTAGCAATAAGAGAAATAATCTTAGCACTGCCTTCCATTAGTTTTAGTTCTCCAAAACCAAATGTGCAAGCAAATGACACATAGAAACGTAAACCTTCAAGAATATTTACAGTCATCATTGCAAGATACATTTTCTTTTTAACTTCACGCAAATCGCCTTCTCCACGGTGGAAGTATGCATCTGCTGCTTCATTGAATGCATCGTAATGTTTGGTAACACTAGTTGCACGAGCAATGATTTTTTCATCGTCTAGAATTGTGTCAAACACTTCTGCAGGATCAGCATAAACGTTTTTCATAATGTGTGTGTAACTGCGACTGTGAATGGTTTCAAAAAAGTCCCAAGTAACAATACAGCCTTCCAGTTCAGGCAAACTTACATGCGGCAAAAATGCTAGGCACGGTCCACGTCCTTGCACACTGTCCAACAAAGTTTGATATTTTAGGTTCGCAGTAAAAATGTGTTTCTGTTCTGGACGAAAGTTAGCAAAATCTGCACGGTCTTTTTGCAAACTAACTTCTTCTGGACGCCAGAAATAACCCAACATGGTTTGGTTTAGTTTGTCGAAGACAGGAAACTTGAACACATCATAACGCTGTGTGTTTTGGTCTGCTCCGAAAAACATATTTTGTTTCGTAAAGTCAACTTTATCTTGATTGAATACTGTCTTCGACATACTTTTTCCTTTTTTTATATTATAATTGGATCAGGTCCAAATGTCAACATTAAATTGCACATGCTTCACACATCTCATCATCTTCTGGTGTTGCAAAACCATTCACTTCGGTTGCAATTGGTTGCGGCTTTTCTTCTTCAAGTTCACTTGGATCAGTTTTGTAATCATACGTATTTTGATAGTAACTAGTTTTCCATCCAAGTTTGTAAGTCATCAATAGATCTTGAATCATTTGACTCATTGGAACTTCGTTGTTTTCGAAGTGTGTAGGATTGTAACTCCAATTGCCACTTATTGCTTGATCAAAAAACTTCTGCATCACTGCTACCGTGTTTATATAACCTTCATTGCTTGGCATGTCCCATAGCAGTGTGTAGTTGTTTTTCAGCTTTTGATACTGTGGAACAATCTGCTTAAGAGGCCCTTTCTTTGACTTTTTAACGGACAAGTATCCTCTAGGTGGCTCGATACCATTTGTTGCGTTCGACACAACGGAACTGCTCTCTGAAGGCATCTGTGCGGACAATGTGCTGTGCCGTAAACCGTGCGACTTAATATCGTTTCGTAAAGTGTCCCAATCATAATTCAGTTCATTTGCTACAACGGTATCTACGTCTTGTTTGTATGTGTCAATAGGTAAAATACCGTCACTGTATTTAGTGCGATCAAAGTAGTCACAAGCACCACGTTCCTGCGCTAATTTGTTGCTGGCTTTTAGCAAATAGAATTGGAATGCTTCTGTAAGGTCATGCACCAACTTCCATGCAGCCGGATCGCTGTATTGAACTTTGTTCTTTGCTAGATAATGTGCTAATCCAATATACCCAATGCCCAGACTGCGGCGTGCTTTTGTTGATTTTTCTGCTGCTACAATTGGATAACGTTGATAGTCAATAATTTCCTCAAGTGCTCGGACAGCTAGGTCGCAAAGGTCTTCTAAATCATCTAGTTCTTTAATTATACCAACATTGATAGCACTTAGAATACACAGTGCTATTTCGCCTTCGTCGTCGTCAATGTGCTGCAACGGCTTTGTAGGCAGTGTAATTTCTTGGCATAGGTTACTCATATACACTGTGTCTTTGAAACTGCTGTGTGTGTTTGCATGGTCCACATTCATAATATAAATGCGTCCTGTTTCTGCACGTTCCTTTATCAGGTCACTGAACAAGTCTGATGCGGCAATTTTCTTTTTGCGGATGCTGGTTTTACGTTCATACATTTCATACATGATTTTGAACTCGTCTGGATCACCAAAGTATGCTTCATAAAGTCCTGGAACATCTTGGGGTGAGAACAGTGTAATGTCCTGATCCATAAGCAAACGTTCATACATGGTTTTGTTCAACTGTATTGAATAATCCAATTTACGCACACGGTTATCTTCTGTGCCTTTGTTGTTTTTTAGCACAAGAATATCTTCAATTTCATAATGCCAGAATGGGAAGTGCACTGTTGCACTGCCGCCACGCACACCGTTTTGTGTGCAGCAACGAACAGTTGATTCAAACTTTTTAAGGAACGGAATTATACCTGTGTGTGCTACTTCGCCGCCACGTATTTTTGAATTTACTGCTCTGATACGTCCTGAGTTGATTCCAATTCCTGCTCGTTGCGCCGTATAGCGTCCAATAGACATATCGCTGGCAAAGATGCTATCAAGGGTATCGTCGCTGTCAACAAGAACACAGCTCGCAAATTGTCTGATAGGCGTTCTGACTCCGGCCATAACTGGCGTTGGGATATTGATTCTAAAAAGGGAGGTCGCATCGTAATATTTCCTTACGTATTGTAATCTTGTTTCTTTAGGATAGTTTGCGAACAACGTAGCAGAAATCATCATATACATGAACTGAGGAGTCTCGAACAATTGGTTAGTAGATCTATCCTGACATAGATACTTGTCTACAACTTGACGCAACCCTGCGTAGGTAAAGTTTTCGTCACGCTTGTGATGTATATAGCTGTCCATACGCTCTATTTCTTCTGCACTATACCAATCACGTATTTCGCCGTCATATACTCCACGTTCAATATTTAAATCAATCATTTCACCCAAAGAGATTGGTTCATAACGTCCAAATACTTCTTTGTTAACACCATAGCTCAACAAACGTGCTGCGGCATACTGATAGTTGGGGGCATCTAATGAAATAAGATCGTTTGCACTGCGCACAAGAATTTCTTGAATTTCTGCTGTGGTCATACCATCGTAAAATTGTAAGTTGGCATTCATTTCAATTTGGCTACTACTGACACCTGCTAATCCTTCACAGGCTTCTGTTACGACAAAATGAATTTTTTCAATGTTTAGAGGTTCTTTGTCGCCATTACGCTTTACGATCATAATTCCATTGCTCATTATTATTCCTTTTTTTATTGTTTATATATAAGACGGCAAGTCTGAATACTGCAATTGACTTTGTAGAACAGGTAATTCATTTGCATCAATACAGCTATCATAATAGTATCCTATTGCTTGATTGTCAACTAAAAGAAGGTAGTGCATTGCACTTTCTTTTGCGTCTAATACTATATGTATCTCATAGGCACTCTCTGAAAAACGTTCAGTTAACTGTAAAGTGTAGTAAATTGCAAGAATTTTTGTAAATTCACAGTAGGTGTTTTCTTTGAGCAACTCCCAAGGATCGGGCCAAGTTTCTCTATCATAAGGATCTGCAGAAATTCTACCGATAGGTGCCCGGTTCCAAAAAGATATACAATCATTTAACGGGTCAACGCTGGTTTCTAGTTCGCTGCGGAAATCACGCCACACACGCACACGCTCTAAAAAATGTAAATTAAACATTAAACAAGTTCAATTCCAGCGATATACTTGATAGTAAATTCAAATTCATCATTGCCTGTTGTCAATGTTGTATTTACTACATTTATCTCAACCTTGTCTCCAACACGGTTAGCAGTAAATTGCAGTTCGTTACCTGTCAAACTGCTGTTGCCTGTGAATGTAAATGAGTCTTGGAAATCCAATTCATTATTAACCGAATTGTAAATAATTTGCCATTGACCCTTTCTATACACAGGACCTGGGCTAATTGTTGCGCTGTAAGTGTAGTCAACAATAATTGTTTGGTTTTGCTCAGGGACTGGCAACTGCATGAACTTTTCAGATAAAACCTTTGGTCCAATAATAGATGAAACAGTATAACCTAGTGTTGTATTTTTTGCACCAAGTATTTCAGGCGGATAGTCTCCACCGTTGAACAATCCATTGACTGTTAAGTCAGCAGTTCTTTCAAAAAAGTCATTGTCGCTGTCATTTTTGGCATCTTTGAAGTGTATTACACTATAGGTTGCATTTGCACTATTACCACCATCGTTGCCTACGTTTCTATAGCGGTTGTTGGTGCTTAGGTTGTTTTTACCATTGAATATTTTTAAAGCTTCTCTGTCTACAAGAATAAATTCATAATCACTCACAGTGTTATGGCAAGGTCCGTTTGCCTGCCCTACTGCACCACTGCTGTTCAATCCCCACAAGAAGCCATATCCAACTTCTGTCATTGTGCCAGTTTGAAATTGATTGTAATTAATGTCATAGTCGCTATACACACCAATTGCTACGTCTTCAAAATCTATGTTGGTAAATCTGTTGAAATCACTACCTGCGCTTGCAACATAGTTGTCAATGTAGATTCCTGTTTGGTTTACAGTATGGTCAACATATGCATTTGCACTTGGTGATGAAGGAACTTGACCAGGTGAACCAGGTTCACGTTTGTTTAGATCGTCGCCACTGCTCCAGCTGCCTTTGAACAGCAGGTCTTTGAAAACACTTTCTCTACAGTTTTCAAGATATAATGCTGCACCATAACCTGTGTGGTTGATTGTCATGCCGCTGATTTCTATATTACGAGCTTGGTTCAAACTGTCATTGTCACCGCCAAAACTGAATCCATTTACGTCACTTGGATCTGTAGTGTTTGGTGTGCTGTCGCCGTTGACTGTTCTAAATATGTTTGCAGCATTAGGGCCTGTAATATAGGTTTTATCTTTTCCGTCGCCTCTAAGTATTGTAAAAGGTGGAATATATAAACCGGCTCCGCTGATTAAATATTCACCTGCTGGAAAGTGTAGAATAATTCTGCTTGTAAATAGGCCTTTGGTTGAACTTTTCAAGTATACTTCGTTGATTGCACGTTGTATTACTTCTGTTTGGTCTGTGCCGTCACCTGTTGCTCCAAAATCTCTAACACTTACAACATCATCTAATTTTTCTGCAAGTGTTCTATAATATGGACTACTGGCACTTTCACCAGTTTGCACAGTGTCTTTTTTATATGCATACTGATTAGCAAGTGTAAAGATATCATCAACTTCAGTAAGCACTTTTGTATTTCCAACGAAAGGGGCACCTTCTGCAACACTACCATTACCTATGTAAAGTTCTTGTGTGTCGATTGCCCAACCCAATTCACCTGAATTAAGCTGAGGCAAACCTGTGCCTTCTTTTTTCTTACCACGTCTGTGTTGTATGCGAGATATTTGAACAACGGCCATTGCCTACTCCTAGTTTATGTAGTATTTAGCCGAACTTTTCATAATACTGATAGACTCTACGCCACCATTCTTGTTCCCATTCTGCAAACTCATCTGGCCACAAATCAAACTGCTGATACTCGCCTGCACGACTACACATAAAGATGTGTCCTTCACGGATGTCTGTGTTATGCACTTCGTTGTGTGCTATTGCATAGGCTGTAAGTTGTAAGAAGTAATCTTCAACCCATTCTAGTTTCTTAGGTTTGTTGGTTTGTTTAAAGTCCATAATGCACGGATTGCCTTTGTAGGTGCCAACCAAATCCGTTGTGCCAGCATATAGTTTAGGAACATACAAAGGCACTTCGCTACCCCATATTTCATCTACATCATCCATGGCATGCACTTTGATTGTAGTTGCCATCATGTGTGCTTGTTGTGCATAAGGATTACTGCCT